CTAGGCTGCTTCCCTGAATTGCTCCAGGGCACAGTCAACCCAAGCCACGCCGGCCTTGATGATTTCGCGGGCCTTGCGTTCCGACAACATATGCAATTCACCAACCCGCATGCTTGTCCATTTCGCGCCGAAGTACAGCCAGAGGAAATCGCCCATCTGCTGATTGCGAGCGCACAGCCTGGCGACCGCGCCGTCAATGGCCAGTGCCAGGTCGTCGGTGATAACGTATTGCTTGGTCGGGCTGGCGCTCGGTGTATTGTGACGAATCATGGCATCGAGCTGGGAGACGTAACTGGGCAGGCCCATCCCATCCATCCGCCACCAGCCCCATTGCTCCAGCATGTACTCCGTGTCACCCAGCGCCTTGTCGGCATACGTTCTTTTCTTCATGATCAATCCCCGGTGTAATTGGTACCGCCGGCGCCGCGACGGTTGTTTCGGTAGTAGTCGGCAGCCGCTCCCACGGCGTGGCGCGGTTGTCGCGCTTCGGCCAGCAGGCGCTCGGTTGCCAGCAGTTTGAAATTCAGCTGCGTGACCAGCTCCTGGAGCGGCAGCGGCTCCAGGGAGTCGGCCCGGACCCAGCCCGAGGCGTTGCAGGCGAAACAGTCCATTTCATGGAACACGCCGCGAACCAGGCCACGGCCACGGCAGGATTCGCACCTGGCCAAGTCGATCACCGCGCGGCGCAGGTCCGGGCCGTGGGATTTCGTCATTCGCGCGGCCTCCCCTTTTTCGCTCGCAGCCACGGGCGCGGCGGGTGCGGTAACGGGGCGACCTCCTGGAGCGGTGGCATCCACAGCTCGTCAACGATGACCCGGCCCACGGACATGCCAACGATTCCGGCGCCGACCACTAGGACCGGCATTCGGGATTTGCCTCGACCTCTCATTTCAAAACCTTACGGCGGGCGGTGGCGATCCGCTCGATGCCGTACCCAACCACCAGCACGATGGCCGTAGCGATGGCCGTGCCCCAAGCGGTGCTGGCGGAACCCGCTGCCACGCCGCCCAGCAACATCGCGTAGGCCTGCCATTCGGTCACGGTTGCTGTGAAAATGCTTTCATTCGTCATTTTGAATTCTCGCCCGGTGCAAAGTCAGAACCTACGGCGCAGGCCGCGCTATTACTGGGTTGTAGCGTTTCTGTAGGGCTGTCCGATTGGGCATCGGTCGACCCGTGAATCTGCTCGAATCCGAGGCCGTCTAACCATGCATGCCACTTCTCCAGCGCTTCCATTCGCTGGTTGCGCGCCCGGGTGTTGATGTAGGCGCCGGCGATCTTGCCCAGCGTGTGGTTCAGCAGCAGCTCACCGATATGGGCGTCAATGCCAAGGTCGGTCCACCCGGTGCGCGCCACTTTGCGCAGGTCGTGGCTTGTCCACTCCCCCTGCCCGAGGCGAACGAACGCCTGGCTGGCCTGGCTTTCGCTCAGAGCGCTTTTCCGCTTCGACGGGAACAGATACACCCCGTCATAGCCTTTCGCGTTCTGGGTGGCCCTGTAGCGAGCCAGAAGGGCACATGCCTGGGCCGTCAGTGGCACGCGGTGTTCAGTTCGGGTTTTGGTGCGCTCGGCTGGAATGAACCACTCGCCATCTGCCAATGAGATTTCAGGCCAGCGGGCTTGCCGGGTTTCCCCCACTCGCGTGCCGTGGCACAGCATCATCAGCGCCAGCATCGCGTCGGCTGGCTCCTGGTCGAACACGGCAGCCAGCTGGGCCAGCAGGTCGCGAAGTTGCACGCCGCGCAGCCGGGCAGGTTTCGGCGGGATCTTGGCCTGGATGAAATCGACAAACCGCAGCCCCTCCAGCGGATTGGTGCTGATCTGGCCAACCTTGTGCGCCTTGCGAAATGCGGTCAGCAGCAGCACCAGGATTTGCCGAACGTAGGAAACCGAAAGCTGCTCCTGGAGCGGCCACACCAAATCCCGGTCCAGGACAGCACGGGACAGCATCAGCACAGGGGTATCACCCAGGCGCGGGCGTAGGTGGCAGCCGATCACAGTCCGAACGGCCATTTTGCGTTTGGTCGACAAGGTGCGGTCACGGGCGGCCCGGTCGCCGTACCAGTCCAGGACCGCGCCGGCGGTGGCCAGCTCCCCGGCGCGCGCGCTGGCGGCAGGATCACGCGCCAGGCGAAGCTGAATCGCTGGCAGCTCGCCCAGGAGCGCAGAAACGCCCACGTCAGGCCAGCGCGCGATCTGCAACCAAACTTTCCCGCGAACCAGGTACCAGGTGCCGCGCTCGCGGTTCTGCCATAGGCGCAGGTACAGACCGGGGTGTCGCGGGTCGCGCAGGTCGCGCACCTCCGCCCGGGCAGCCTGGCGGCGCACCTCGGCATCGGAAAACTTCACTGAAACGGTGAAACTCATGGAACGGCCCTTAGCGTAGGGGGTTGAATCAGGTAGGCCCGGATCGCTTCCATCGCATCGAATGAGCCGCGGCAAACCACGGCCAGATATCCCTCATCGTTCAGGGCCTGAATGCAGGCGTATTGGGACGGGCTCACATCGGCGTCATACGGCGGCCGGGCCTTGAACTCGATGTACAGCCCGAAATACCCGCCGCGTGCCACAGCCAGCACCAGGTCGGGGATCCCAGCGCGGACGCCCTGGGATTTCAGCTTGCCGGCGGTAGCCTTGTGGCGGTGGCCACCGTTCGGGACGTGGTACAGCAACCGCGAATAGCGCGGGTACCGCAGATCGAATTCCTGGACCAGCGCGGATTGTTCCTGGCCTTCCCGGTCGATTCGTTTTGCTCTCGGCTTCCTTGCTCCAAACCCTTTCAGGGCGGCGGCCTTCACCGCTGCCCCCAGCGCTTGCGCAAGCGGCGATATGCGCGCCCCAGCTCAAGAACGGCGATTTCGAACACCAGCGCGCCCAGCGTGGACGCCATGATCCAGGCAAGTGCAGACCAGTCTTTCATCGGTCGACCTGCTCCTGGTCGTCGTTGCGGTAGCTCTCCAGGTCGATCACCGCGAAAGTACCTGGCCACATCTGGCCGCCGAAAATCTCGGCCGGGCGCTTGTCCTTGAACAACGCCACGGCGTCCTCCGGGTCATGGCGCAGGCCCACCAGCGTGGACCCGCAATAGACCGCGTATCGGTAGTCAGCTGGTACCGGTACGTTGATCGGGAAACCCTGGCGGCCCATCAAACACCTGCCAGTTTTTTCAGCATGGCCTGGAGCTGGCGAAGCTCCGACGATGCTTCGGCGTTGGCCTCGCGCTCGGCCTCGACCGCCAGCGCGGCGTCGTCAATCCGGGCGGCCAGGACTTTCAGGCGTTTGCCCATTTCTTCGCCCAGGCTGATGACATCGGCGGAAAGGCTGGCCAGAACGTCGAGCGTACCGGCGGGCTGCTCCTGGGTGGTCTTGGGTTTTGCTGCTGGCTTGGCCATCTTGTCGCGCTCCTGGTTCTGTTTCGGGGTCACTGCGTCGCGCTGGAAATAGCCAGGCCGTGGTTCACGGATGGCGCCGGCATCGGACAGCTCGCCCAGGCCACGCCGGATAGCGTGACTGGTGACGGTGGTAACGCCGGCGACCATCGCGGCGCGGTGAATCTCTTGGCTGTCCCATGCTTCCTGGATCGGGACAAACCGAAAAATCTTGTTTGCGGTTGATGACTGCCCTTCCAGCAGCTTCATCAGCCGCGTTTCGCTCATTGGCATTCGTGCACCTCGGAGATTGGCGATTCGGCAAGGGCGGCGCGCAGCCTGCGCTTGCCCAGGTAGGTATCCACGCGGTCGCGCTGCCCCTGCTTTCGGCGGCGGCGCTCGGCATCCTGCTGGTTTTGCTTGATCTGATGGCGGATGCCATCCAGGCGGCGGCGAACATCGGCGCTCGCCGGTCGAACCTCGCCCTTGATCAGGCCGGCAATGGCGTGGCCGTCCTGGGTGATCGCGGCGGGCTTGATGGCGAGCTGATCCAGGTACAGGTTCGCGCGTTCTTGCGGCAACAGCCCCGCCCGAACCGCCTGCTCGATGGCGATGGCGCGGCCGGTAGGGTCTTGCCCCAGTGAAACCTCCCACTGCGCAGGGGTGGCGGTGGCGCGCGCAGCGGAAACAAGGCGGTCGTATGCCGAGAGGAACGCCATTCTGGCGCCGATCTTATCGCCGGCGGCCAGCACCGGCGCCGACGCCGCCATTGCCCCGCGAATCTCCTGGGTCAGCACGACGGTTGCGTATTCGTCGCTGGCGCTCAGGGCGATGGCCCAGGCTTCATCCCTGCCTGGGCGGCCATCGGTGGCGTGAACTCGATCTAGGATCGCCCCCAATGTCAGCTGGCCTTTCAGATCGCGTCGGCAAGTCTTGAGCGCGGCGCGCACGGCGCCCGGTTCGTAGTCGGCCAGGTCGTCGGCCATCATGTTGGCGGCGGTGCTGGTGACGATTTGACCCAGGGTTTCAGCCGTGGCGGCAATAGCCAGCGCCAGCCGCTCGATCTGGCCGGCGTCCATGCGGTTAGAAAAACTCATTCAAGCGTTCCCCGTTCCGCTCGCGGATCTGGCGGGCCGCCTCCAGGCCTGCGTTCATGTTCGCCTGGGTCCGCTCCAGCTGCTGGGCGGTGGTAGCGTTCATCTGGCTATTCGTCGCCCATTGCGTGTGGTAGCCCTCGCACTTGGCCAGCAGCGATCCCAAGTCGTGGTAGTTGCGGATCAAATACCGGTCATTGATCCCCACGAAATATTCCGCGACGGGCGCAGCCTCGGCGCCCAGCCGCTTGACCAGGTTTTTAACCAGGGAGTTCACTTTCTGATTTCGCGGCGGCATTACGCCGTGGCGCTGGTGGTAGGCGGCGGCGTACCGGGTCCAGGTTTCGCGGCAAAGGGCCTGGATGTCTTTCGGGCTGGCGTCGACCAGCTGACCCTCCAGGGCGGCGGCGTCGCACGACGCTGCAATGACAGTATTTTGTACCTTCGGTACTAGTTGATTTTCAGTATTTATTAGTGTCGGCTCTGCCGTATACGGTGGCGCCGTATACGGTGGCGCCGTATCCGGCAAATCCGTACACGGTGGCTCTGTTTCCGGCAGATCCGTACACGGTGCTGGCTCCTGGGGTTCGTCGAACACGTCATAGTCATAACCGCTCAGCTTTCCACCCTTCCTGGCCTGGTGGCGGGTGACGTAGCCGGCGGCGATCAGCTCGCCCAAGATCGAATACACGCTATCGCGTCCATCTGGACGCGCAGTGGTGGCGCTCACCTTCACCAACTGGGCCACGGATACCTCCCAGTTGTCGGGCTTGCTCAGTAGGTATGCCAGCAGACCCACAGCGCGAAAGCTCAGATTTGAATCAAACACGCGGTTGGAAACTACGGTGTACCGATCAGGGCGCTTGACGCGGCGAATGCTCATTGGTGCGCCCCCTCGAAAAGGTGATATGGCATTGCGGGAATTCCGGGGGGTTGAATCTGGTTCTGGCTATACGCCATAATCGGCCTCGAACATCTCTAGTTGTTCAGCTGTACGAAAACCGCCCTAGCCGGCGGTTTTTTTTCGCCTTGAGAAAAGTGGTAGCGCTCAGGTCAAGCGGCCGTAACCGACGCGGCCATGACCCGCAGGCCCTCGCGCACGTGCTCAATTTCCTGGGCAATGTGTTTCTTCTCGGTGCTGCTCACAAAGTTGTCCTCAAGCGCGGCGTGGACAGCGACCGTCAGTTCTGCAACCTCTTTGGCGACGGTCATCAGGGACGCGGTAAGCGCTTGTGGTTGCGGCTGTTCGCGCGCTACCAGGTCGAAGCCGAATGCGTTGGCCAGGACAGCCAGCGGACGCATATCGCCTGTGTGCTCCAGGATTTCAAAAACGTGCTCGGCGCGAAGGTGCGCGGCGTCGTTGTCGGGATTGGCGCGACCCAGCAGGCCGGTATGTGACAGCCGCATTTTTGGAGCCACTTCCTTGGCATTGCTGTCCAGGACGGCCGTGTGTAGGGACTTCAAGAATTCATACATATGAAAATCTCAGGCGGTTTTTCAGTGGTGGCGTCGGGCCAGGTTCTGGAGAATGGTTCCAGCGTTAAGCGGGGCCTGATTCGTCAGGGACCGGCGAACACAGCTCCTTGGCGGAGACAAGCCCCCCGGTCAGTTCTTCAGCCTTGAAGGCGCTAGCTGCGCTCATCCGATGCGTACCGGCGAGCCAGTGGGATACCGCAGGCTGGGATACCCCGAGGGCCTGGGCCGTTTTGGATTGGCCGCCAAAATGGCGAACCAAGGTTTGAATGGGGGTCATGTCAAGCCACTTGAAGAATAAGGCGGCTTATAGATTATTTATGCGGCGTCTTATTTGCAATGCTATTAGCGCCCTTATACGATGGATTTGATGAACACACTCGCCCAGCGCATCAAGATGGCGCGCCAAAAATGCCAACTGACCCAGAAAGCTCTCGCTTCCATGGTAGGAATCGAGCAGCCCGTTATTTCCCAGCTCGAAACAGGGAAAAACCAGCAAAGCACCCATTTAGCCAAGATCGCCCACGTTTGCGGCGTGAATTGGCTATGGCTTGCAGAGGGCAAAGGCCCGATGGAAGTCGGTGCAGCGCAGGCCCCTGCCCCCAGCGTGGCCGACACTCCCCAACCGGATATGGCATACCGCTACCCTGTAATCAGCTGGGTCCAGGCGGGTGATTGGGTCGAAGCATGCGAACCGTTCACTGACGGATTCGCGGATAGATACGAATTGTCAGACTACAACTCGAAAGGCGCCGCCTTCTGGCTTGAGGTGCGCGGCGACTCAATGACAGCGCCAATCGGCACCAGCATTCCCGAGGGCATGCTGATCCTGGTTGATACCGAAGCCGAAGCGCGCCCAGGAAAGCTGGTAGTTGCCAAGCTCAGTTCCAGCAATGAGGCGACGTTTAAAAAACTGGTGGAAGATGGCGGCGTCAGGTACCTGAAACCGTTGAACCCTGATTACAAGATGATCCCTTGCGGTGACGATTGCCGAATCATCGGAGTGGCCGTCCGCGTCATGGGCACCCTTCCGTAACGCACTGATTTTGTGCAGAAAACCCGCTTCGGCGGGTTTTTTTGTGCCCTGTTGCGGCGCATTGCCGCAGGTGATGGCGCATCAGGAAATTTCATGCCGCGCCAGCATTGCGGGGGCACCTTCGGCGTTATTACCGTCTGCATACAGATAGATTCATCGGACGATTTACAAGATGTTGCGCCCAGATAGATCCCCCGCTGCACGAACCTATAACCTCCTTCTCGACCGTGTTGCCCGCATTGTGGCAAGCCCTCACTCTCGCAAGATACGGGCCGCCGTCGTCGCTCGCCGGCCCAGTGAAAACCCGGACGATTGGCAGCGGCTTATACGAAACCTGTCCGCTACGGCCGGCGTCACCCTGCAATTCATCAGCGACTGCCAGGTTCTCATAAACTGGGCCGATTTCATCTAGGCCGCACTCGCCCGCTACCCCGCCCGCCATACGCGGGCTTTTTTTTGGCCAGAATATTTTTATAAGCTGACTTATTGACGCATTCATATAATGCACCTTATATTTCGCTCCGCCACCAGGCAGCATCCGGTGGCAGGGGCGAAGGCCCGCGCTCTTTCAAAACCAGACGAACCCCACGCGACGTACCGGCCAGGCCGGTGGTGAGAAAGCTAAAGCGTCCGCACAGATTTCACTCGCAGCGATTCCCAAGAGTCGCTGCCGGGAAATCATCCAGCCAAGGAAAACCGATGTTCATCAAGACAAGCAATTTCATCACCGGCGGCGCGGTAATTAACGGCAAACCCTACCGAGTCCGGGGCTACCTCGAAGACGCGATGGTCGAGCTGTTCGGCGCGCTCCCATCTGCCGAAGCTCGGGCAAAGCTGCTGGCCAAGTTTGAGGAATGCCACCAGGCACTGGTCGCAAAACAGGCTGAAAAGCCAGCCAAGCCAGCGACACGGGCGGAAATGGAAGCCGAAGTGGCCGCGCGAATGAACAAGCTGAGCGCCGCATTTTCGCGCCCTTGGGACGATATGGGGGCGTGGGTCGCCAGCCTCGACGACGACACGCTGGAGAAGCTTTACAACTCCCCAATGCCGTCTTTCCGCTCGGGCAAGTAAGCGCATGCCGTCACGAATTCGTTTCACCCTGGGCGCCAAGCTCTTTTTGCTTGCCCTGGTCGTCGGCCTGATCGGTTGCTGTGTGGCACTCGTTGATTTGATCACTGATTTCACTCGCAAGCCTTGGGAACAGGGCTTGCCGGGAAATCACCAAAGAGGAAACGCCATGTTTGGCAAGTTGCTGGGCAAGAAATTCGGCAAGGCGAAAGTCGAGCTGAAAAAGGTAGAAAACCGTCAGCTCATGGAAGCCATTGTGGGTGCGTGCATCCTGGTCGCCGCGGCTGATGGCGAGATTTCCAAGAGCGAGCTGGAAAAGATCGACCAGCTGATTCGCTCGAACAAGAACCTGGAGCATTTCGGCGCTGAAATCACCGTAACCCTGGGCCGCTTCACCGAGCAATTGAATGCCGGTTTCCGCGTCGGCCGCATGAACATCATGCGCGAAATCGGCGACATCAAGGACAACCCGCTGGACGCGGAGGAAGTGTTTGTAAACATGCTGACCATTGCCGAAGCAGACGGCGAAATCGAAGCAGGCGAACTCAAGGTGCTGGCCGAAGTTGGTCGCCTGCTGGGCCTGCGCCTGGCTGACTTCGGGATCGAAGGTTGACGCCCGGCCGAAAGCTGGCGCTGGTGGTCGCCGGTGGCGCTCTGGCCATCGCCGCGATCAGCAGCGGAGGTAGTCGGTTAAGCTGTTCTTACTACGGCTACCAGGCCGAACAAACCGTGAAGTACGTCACATTCATGGGCTGTTTCATCAAGACGCCATCCGGTTGGCTCCCTAGAAAGCAAGTGATGGCCAGTCAATAGCTTATCCTCACGCCCAATCATCCGATGACTGGGTGATTGGTTCAAAGATAAGGAATTGACCTGGTGTATAAAAACAAACCGTTGCTTTTTCTGATCGCTGCCCTGGCAGGGTGCACCCCCCTTCCACATAAGCGCGTTGCTGCTGTCGATCCGGCAAAGTGCCGCGCCATCGAAGGGGCGCCGGCACGCATGACCCGGAAAGGAAAGCTGGCCTACAAATACGTTTGCGACGGCCAAAGCGTGTGGCTCACCCCAAAATATTGATCCGAGCTGTTCCGGCGCGCCTCTAGCGCCAATCCAGGCCCCGCGCAATGCGGGGCCTTCCCTCCCCCTTTTTCAGACTTCATTGGCAGGCGCCAGGCGGGTATTCCATCCCCCATCTGGTAGCAGCCGGCCGGCTGGCGCCTGGCCAATGAGGTTTGCCCCATTACCGACATCACCGCCTGATATGGAGATTCGCCCGTGTTCGAACAAATTCGCAAAGCCCAAGCGGAACGCCAATCCCTGCGCCAGCAAGTCATCCTGGCCACCGAGGAATTCCGCAGCAAATCCCGGTTCCAGGTACTGGCCAGCCCCGGTGGCGGGTGGTCGGTGGTGTCGGCTGATCACAACCGCCTGGTAGGCCAGAACAAAACCCACATTGAGGCGGTGAAGTACGCCGAAAAGCTGGACCGGATCTTTCCGCGCCGCGCGCCGGCCGCCGATTCCGCATTCACAGCCAAAGCCATCGGCGAGCGCGCCACGCGCTGGGTTTCCTTGTTCGCCCTGATCCTGATTGTGTTCGCCGTGAAGGTGTCCAAATGATCCGCGATGCAGAAGGCTTGGAAGCAGCAAAAGCCGCGTTCTTTGCGCGCGGCGGGGTGATCACCCCGGTTGAGGGTTACAGCTATCAACCACCACCGGCGCGCCGGGAATTTTCGCTCAGCCGCACACCGCCCAGCATTTCGGCCCGCGTGGTCCAGCTGATGGACAAGGGCGTTGGCATCAAGCGCATTGCTGCCCGCCTCGGTATCACCCAGGCCGACGTTCACCGGATGGCCCAGGAGCGCCGATGAGTAAGCGCAAGGCCCACAACTTCCAACGCCGGATGGACCGGGCCGCGCGGTCGCTGATCATCACCAATAACGCCGCCGTGGTCGCCATCGATCCCAGCGGCCTCCAGGTGATGGTCGACTGGCGCAAATGCCGGCAGATCCGAAACCGCCTGGTGGCGGACGCGCTTTGCGACCTGCCCCACCGCTGGACCGTGTACATCGCCGCGTTTTGCGTTGATGAGTTCGGCGCTCGCTACATGAAATCCCAGGAAATTAACCCCGTGGGCATGTACCGCACCGACTCGCTCAACGACGTGATCGAACATTTCTACAACGAATTGCGGGACGGCTGTAACCCAAACCACCGCGTAGCGATGGGCTGGCTGGCCGTTCCCACTCTCGTGATGATCCCCGAAGCCCAGGCGGCCGCCCTGTTTGAGTCGGTCGGCGTCTGGCGCCAGGCCAAGGTTCCAGCTTGAAACGCTTTCGACAGCGCGCCCGCAAGCGGCGCCAGCACCATATCCAACTACCACCCAGCGGCCTGGCCGCGCCGGAGACAATGCAATGTCCACCCCAACCAACGCCGCCGAATTCCTCGAAGAATTGAACGCCGGCGCCTTCGCCAGCCAGATCGGCCATGCCCTTTCCGAAGTCGCCGCCGGCGTCGTGAACAACGGCAAGGCCGGGAAAATCTCCATCACCTTCGACATTTCGCAGATCGGCGAAACGCACCAGGTCAAGGTCAAGCACAAGCTGGCATACAAGGTGCCGACGAAGCGCGGCGACCGCAGCGAAAACACCAGCCTGGATACCCCGATGCACGTCGGTACCGGCGGAAAGCTGACCCTATTCCCTGAAAAGGTTGACCAGCTGTTCACCCGTGACCAGGCCCCAGTTCCACAACGCACCTAACACCACCCACAGGAGTTACCCCGATGTCCCTTTCCAAAGAAGCGCTGCAACTGGTGATCGATGCGGCGCTGGGCGCTGCTGGCAACGCCCTGCCGACCCACACGCCTACCGCCCTGCTGCCCGAGGCCACCAAAGTGGTGAACCTGGAAAGCTACCAGGCCGGCCGCTCGCGTTTCCGTGGCACCTTCACCACCACCTCGCTGGCCGACTTCGGCGCCTATGTCCAGGAGCGCGGCAACGACGAAACCCAGGGCTTTATCGATCAGGACGCGATGTCATCGCTGGTGTTCTTCAACCTGGGCAACCAGGACTCCCCAGGCCACGCCGATGACAAGGCATCGCTGCGCCTCAAGGCGACCGTCGGTTTCAACGCGGTGCAGGAGATTGCCGGCCGCCGCATGGGTCAGCGCGACCTGTCCGACTGGATCGAAGACTGGAACCAGAACATTCAAGGCTTCGACGCCGCCGGCCAGGCAATGAGCGTGGCCAAGGTAGTGACCGCTGTTCGAAACATCACCATCAAGTCGATTTCCGAAAGCGATCACGCCGTCTCCGAAGTGGCCGCAAGCCGCAGCGCCATGGACCAGATCGAAGCCAGCAGCAAAGACACGCTGCCCGCCAACCTGGTGTTCACCACCTCGCCCTATGAGGGCCTGACCAGTCGTGAATTCGTGCTGCGCCTGTCCGTGATCACCAGCGGCCGGGAGCCTGCCCTGGTGCTGCGCTGGATCGGCGAAGCGGCCCAGCGTGAAGAAATCGCCCAGGAGTTCAAGGGCGTTCTGCTGGATGCGGTAGACGGCAAAGCCACCCTGCGCCTGGGCGCTTTCGACCCGCGCTGATCACCACCGGCGCCGGCCACGACCGGCTGGCGCCAGCCTGCCCCACCTGCTGTTCCCCGGCACCGGGAATCCTCCTAGTGCCGCTCCTACTCTCGAAACATAAGGAATTGAACGTTGCTCATTTTGACCAGAAGAATCGGCGAAACCATCCGCATAAACGACGACATCACCGTCACCGTGCTGGGGGTGAATGGCTGCCAGGTTCGCATCGGCGTCACCGCGCCGAAGTCTGTAGCGGTCCACCGTGAGGAAATTTACAACCGAATTCAGGCCGGCATGCCGAAGCCTGATAACGCCGACGAATCGGCGCCAGCGCGGGAGCTGGAGCAGGAATGAAACCGAAAGCCCCCGACATCCTGGACGATATGTCCAAAGGCGAACTGGTGGACTGGATCCGCCAGTTTTGTTTCGGCCGGCCAAAGCGCAGTGACGTGCTGTACATCCGCTGGCTCCGGCTTTCCGGGAAGCTCGAAGCCGACAGGGCCGAAGCGCTCAAGGAACTGAATGCCATGGACCTGGGCCAGCGGGATCGGCTCTGGTCGCAGTACAACCAGGAGCCAGACCGGAAAAAGAAACTCAAGATTCTGGACCAGATAACCGCCTTCAACGAGCGCGCGGCGCGGAACTCGAAAGAGTGGGAAGCGCTGGAGCGCCGGCAGAAGAAAGTCGATGCGCTTTACGACCAGATAGACATCGCGCGCCATACCGAAGGCCACCGCCTTTTGGGGGTCGCATGAACCAGGAATATGAGGCCCGCCAGCAATGGCTGGCCAGCCTCCAGCCCGGCGAGCAGGTGGCAATTTACGACGGCACCACCGCCGGCCGGTCGCGCTACTTGTTGGCGCAGGTGGTCCGCCTCACCGGTACGCAGATCATCGTTAGCCACTACGGCCAACGGTACCGGAAATCTGGCGGAGTGATGGTAGGAAAGAGCTACACCCCGAAGATTGAGCCAGTCACTGACCTGATAAAGGAACGCATCCGCACCAGCGAGAATCGCGACCGCTTCAAATCGCTGACCTACAGAACCGACCGCCTCACCGACGCGCAAATCACCGCGATGCTGGCTGGCTATGACTCGGTATCGACCGACCAGGAGCGCACAGCATGACGCCAGACGGGAAAGCCAAGTGCCAGGAATGCGGCGGTACCGATCTGTCCTGGTTCACCCAGCAGACAACAACTTCGGGCGTCCAAAACGGACGCCTGCGCCTGGACGATGTGACCTGCCTGTTTGTCTTCGGCTGCAATACCTGTAGCGCCACTGTTACGACCGTCAACGCCGACCGCATCGCGGTCTTTATGAATGAGACCAACGAATGACCGCAGCCTAGGACATACCTCCAGGCGCACTGGGCCGCGTCATTTACCTATCTAGTTGGAACACCAGCCAACTGAGAATTCATTTAAACAGTCGGAATCCAAACACTTTTCTGTTTATTCCAAGATCATTCTTTGTGTCTTTCCATGCCTCTTCGAGCTCATGCCGGATGAGATTTTGAAAATGCACCATATCGGCAATTATGTTATCAATATTTGATCCATGAGGGAGCAAATTGATTTTATCTAAGAGGTCACCACAGTACTTCCGCGCTGTATAACTCTGATCGTCGTCACGACTCAATAAGAGGTCAATCTTTGAGCGGAGCTGCATGGCTCTTGAGTAGTGCGTAGTATAAAGGGCACCAGGCTTGTACCCCGCGGTCTTGGCTGAACCATTTATCATGAGTGCCATGAGTTGGACCAGTTCTGACGCACACTCGCGCAATTCAACCATCCACTGATGCCTAAAGTTACTTATATTTGCCTGAATCTGGTTCTGCTGCACGCCAACAGTAAACCTTGCAACAATGATGGCCACTAAAAAGCTTAAAGCAGCAGTGACAATCGCGGCGTAATCGATGCCGGTGTCGACATTAAGATACACAGGGCTCTGCTTCTCACCGGTCGAGGCAAGGCTTCCTTGTAATAGTCCCGTCTGATTGAGTTTTACAGCCTCAACCGTCAATTCAAGTTTTTCCATCACACCCTCCTAGCTGTACGAAGGGGGAAGAATACTCTGAAGGAAGTTCAATGCCCATAGGAAACCGGTTCAGTAAAACAGTGATCGCCAACGTGACTCCAGTCAAGGCGGCTCTACTTTGCAAATCGCGTCAGTCACAGGCCGCCTATGAGGGCTGGCAGATGCGCGCGGCGCTCGCTCGGGTGACGCCATGAGCCTGGCCCAGTGGAACACCTTGGAAGGCATCCGCGCCGACCTGGGAGCCTGGGCGATTGTAGCGGCCCTGGGCGCCGCTGGCGGGTGGTTCTACGCCCACCACAGCATCGCCCGCGACTGCCAGCGCTTCGGCGTGTTCTACAGCGCAGACAAAGCCTATCGGTGCGCCATCGGCGCCCAGGCGCCAGCACCACAGCCACAGGCCGGCGCGTCGCCGGTTGATTCGGCCTGGTCGCCCAGCAGCGGCCGCCGCCAGGGATGGATTATGTAGGGCCGTCGCCGGCGGTCCGCCAACTTAGATCAACATCCGCCGCCCAGGCGTATCGAGGAAACATGACCGAAACCGAAGCGCACGACATCGACAAGATCAGCGAAGCCCTGATGGCCACTGTGCTGGGCGTCACCGTCCGGGCATTGCAAGGTCGCCGCGCGCGCGGGCAGATCCCCGAAGGCGTCTGGATGAAACACGGCGGGCGAATCATCTACAGCAAAAAAAGGTATGACGAATGGCTGGAAAGCCAATGGACCTACCCCCAGGAATCGACGTACACCACGGGTCGTTACGGCTCCGATTCTCCTGGGAAGGTAGCAGACGTAGCGAAACGCTTCCCTATCCCCCGACACAAAAGGGCATCAAAGCTGCATCCCAGCTTCGCGATCAGGTAATGAGCCTGATCAAGTTGAACCTGCTGGACCTGGACAAATACGCGGAGCTGTTCCCCAGCTCCGATATGGCAGTCGGCGGAATCCCTTCCTTCGGCGAATACGCCCAGCTCTGGCTCGACAGCCGGGAAATCGCGGCAGGAACACGGCTCAACTACAAAAGCGTGCTGAATATGTACCTGGTGCCCCACCTTGCCCTGGTGCGAATTGACCTGATCACAACCACCCTACTGCGTCGCATGCTCGCATCCACCGACTGGACATCGCCGGCGGTGAAGCGAAACGCGATGGTCAAGCTGTCAACCATTCTCCGGTCAGCCGTCCAGGACGGGCTGATACCGCGCAACCCGGCCGAATCACTGCAACTGCCTGGCAGGACCAGGAAAGAGGTCGACCCTTTCACCCTGGACGAAGCAAACGCCATTGTGGCGAAGCTGTACGAACACCCGCACTGGCCAAGCCAGATTTACGCCGCGTTCTTTGAATTCGTGTTCTTCACCGGCCTGCGCCTGTCCGAGGCGCTGGCGCTGCGCTGGGATGCGGTGGACCTGGTCAAGAAGACCGCGCACGTTCGGCGCACCGTCGCCCTGGGCGTGGTCGAGGAACGGACGAAGACCGGGCGCGACCGGTTTGTGCTGCTGAACTCGCGGTCTATGCATGCCATCGAGTTTGCGCAGGGCTATGCGGAACGCCGTAGGAGCGGGAAAGGCCAGTTCACCAACTCGCCCTATGTGTTCCCGCCCGGGAAAAACGGTGAATACGTCAAGCAAACGTCAGATTTGCACCACCAATGGCGACCGGTCATCAAGGCCCTAGGGCTGCGTCATCGACCGCCGTATAACTGCCGGCACACCTATGCCACAATATGCCTAATGTCTGGCATTAACCCTGCATTCATCGCCCAGCAGCTGGGACACAGCGTCCAGATGCTTCTTTCCACTTATGCACGTTGGATTAACTCATCCAACGATTGGCAGGAACTGGAAAAGCTCCAGATTGGTCCCAAATTGGTCCCAGCGGCAAAAGGCGATACCGTAAACCCCTGA